TGATGCATATTATTTAAAAAATGATAATGATGTCGCTCGTGATTTGCTTTTTGGTGAAGATCCAACTAAAAAATTCGAAACTGCTTTCCCATTAGAAATGTATCTATCTAATGTGATGGAATATGGTGGTGACAAAGATTTCTTTACTAAATTTGGTTTAGAAATTAGAAATACCATAAACGTAATAGTTTCTAAACGTTCTTTTTCACAAAGAGTTCCGCAGAATACGTTCACAAGACCTCGTGAGGGCGATTTAATTTATATTCCAGTTCTGAATGGTCATGGCGAACTATATGAAATAAAATTCACTGGGCAAAACAAAGATATGTCTATGTTAGGTAGAAAAACTCCATATTTTTATGAATTAGAATTAGAAAAATTCAAATATTCTAACGAAGTAATCAATACTGGAATACCCGACATAGATATTGTAGTTACAGAATCATCATATACAATAAATTTACTTATGGGTGCAGGCTCTAATAATTACATATCGCAAGAGTTAGTGTTTCAATCATATGATAATACATTTGCAAATTCATTCACTTCTGCAACAGTTCAATCTTGGAACGCTCCTTCTGGAACATTAAGCGTTACTAATATTAAAGGCGAATTCTTAGACAACGTTTCTATTATAGGCGTTTCTAGTAACGCATCTTATGTTTTAAGTAATTACGATCCGTTGAATGAAAATATAAAAGATGAAAATTACGATAACGAATTTATAATTAGTTCAGCAACAAATATATTAGACATTTCAGAATCAAATCCAATGGGCGGTGTTTAATATGGCTAATACATTTTATAATAGAAGTATTCGTAAAATAATCGTTGGATTTGGTGATATTTTTTCTGATATCACACTTGTTCGTTATAATTTAGACTTAACAGAACAAGAAAGATTTATCATACCAATTGCATATGCGTCTAAAGAAAGATACGTAATGAGATTGGAAGAAGATCCTGATTTGACAAAAAAAGTTCAAATGGGATTACCAAAATTAGCATACGAATTAAATGGAATAAGCTACGATGCTTCACGAAAACAAAATACTAACATAAAAAATTTTGGTAACAATCCACTATCCGGCGGTATATCTTCTCAGTACAATCCAGTTCCTTATAATTTTGATTTTTCTGTATATCTAATAGTTAGAAATATCGAAGACGGAACACAAGTAATGGAACACATATTGCCGTATTTCACTCCAGATTATACGATAAAAATTAACATGATTCCTGAATTGGGACTTGTTAAAGAAATACCAGTAATATTAAACTCAACAAATTATGAAGTAGATTATGAAGGCGACAGAGACGAAGAAACACGAAAAATAATATGGACTTTGAATTTTACAGTAAAAGGTTACATTTTTGGTTCAGTTGCAAACAACGTTGGATTAATCAAAACATCAATTACTAATATATACAATAATATAGACAAATCTGATGTTGTTCAATTTAAAATGAACGCTGGCGGAATCGGAACGTATCAAGTTGGTGAATATGTTTATCAAGGATATTCATTAAACACTGCAATTGCATCAGGGAAAGTAGTTTCTTGGAGCAATTATATATTATCGCTAACTAATTCACAAGGTAATTTCTTATCGTCTGCTAATATAATTGGTGCTATTACGAATTCAAATTATAGTTTCAATTCATATGTTATTGCACCTAATCAATTATCTAATATTACTGTTACTCCAAATCCAACAACAGCCAATGCAAATAGTAACTACACGTATACGACTGTAATAACTGAAACAAAGTGAACATAAATGAGCGAATTTGACAAAAATATGCAAAAAATATTTGATATTGTTCCAATATCAACAGAACAATCAACAGAACTTGTTGTACAAAAATCTGAAGATTCTAATAATTTAAATGATGATCTCAAAGATGCTTATCAACAATCAAAAGATAATATAAAAGAAATTATAGAACAAGGCAGAGAAGCTATGGATGAAATTTTAGCCATAGCAAAAGAAGGTCAACACCCGAGAGCATTTGAGGTATATGGAACATTATTAAAAAATATTGTAGATGCTAATAAAGAACTTTTGAATATACAAAAACAAATGCGTGAAATGGATGGCGTAAAACGTGAAGTCACGAATACCACTATAGATCAAGCAATATTTGTTGGAAGCACAACAGAATTGAGTAAAATGTTAAAAAATAATAACGATAAAAAAATTATAGATATGAATTAAATCCATTTACATACATATGCTGATATTCCCTTATAATATTAGAGTGTGTGCGGTCTGATCACCGGCGATACACATTTATTTATAATATTAAGGAATCAAATAAAAATGACGATCAGTAAAGTATCATATCGTGATAATCCTCTATTAAAACGTGCTGGCGTTAACATAGAATACACACAAGAGCAAATCGATGAATATGTAAAATGCTCTCAAGATCCTGTTTATTTTTCAAAATATGTAAAAATTATTACTCTTGATGAAGGTTTAGTACCTTTTAATATGTATGACTTTCAAGAAGATATGATTCGTACATTTCATGAAAATAGATTTGTCATAACAAAATGTCCACGACAAGTAGGTAAATGTGTAGACATAAATACCCCTATACGGTTAAAAAATAAAAAAACTGGTGAAATTGTTGAAACAACAATAGGGGAATTTTATGAACAACAACGAAACGCAAAAAACAACAAAGAAAAAAATTAGATATCCTAATAAAGACTTTTCTGATGTAACAAATTTAAAAGAAAATATAGATTATGTTGTTTGTCGTATATGCGGCCACAAAGGTGCAGATTTGATTTCACATCTCAGAAACAAACACAATATGTTATCAGATGAATATAGAAATTTACATGGAAAAGATTCTGAAATAAAAGCTCAATATTTAAAAGATAAATTAAAAGGATCCAATAATCCAGCATATCAACATGGTGGTAAATATTCACCTTTTTCTGATAAGTTTATTAAAGGAACAAGTAAAGTAGAAGAAATTAAATTAAAAGCAAAACAAAACAAAACAAAAGATAAAGATTCAACTCAAATTGAATATTGGTTAGAAAAAACTAACGGTGATTTAGAAAGTGCGAAAAAACTTTTATCTAAAAGACAATCAACATTTTCAATAGAAAAATGTATTGAAAACTACGGTCAAGAACAAGGTAAACAAGTTTGGTTAGAACGACAATATAAATGGCAAAAAACATTAAACAATAAATCATTAGAAGAAAAAAAGAGAATTAATAGATTAAAAGTTGGAAATGGTTATTCCGTTTCTAATGCGGAAAGAGAATTATTAAAAATATTTTTACATAATGGCATTATGGTAGAACATCAATTTTCATTATTTTCAGAAAAAAAAGAATACATTTATGATTTTGAATATAATAAAAAAATTATAGAATATAATGGAGATTGGTGGCACTGTAATCCTAATAAATACAAAGATTCATTTTACCACCCTAGAATTAAAATGAGTGCAAAAGAAATACAAGAACGTGATATTAAAAAACAGAAATATGCAGTAGATAATGGATATAAAATATTGATAGTGTGGGAAAATGATTACAAAAACAACAAAAGAGAAATAATTGAAAAATGCTTAGACTTTCTGAAACAATAGAACGAAAGTTCATTGACTCCATAGAATTAGATGACGATTGGGAAATAGAATCCGATGAAGGTTGGGTTCCAGTTTCTCAAATCCATAAAACTATAGAATATCAAGAGTGGATCATAAAAACTGATTCTGGTCTGGAATTAATTTGTGCAGATACACATATAGTTTTTGATGAAAATCTACAAGAAGTTTTTGTAAAGGACTTAATACCATTTAAGTCTTTCATTATGACTAAATCTGGAAAACAATTAGTTATCTTTGTAAAAAAAACTGATACTTATTCTAATATGTTTGATATAACAGTAAATTCTGATAATCATAGATTTTACAGTAATGATATATTATCACATAACACAACAACTTCAATATGTTATTTGCTATGGACAGTATTGTTTCACGATGAACAAAATATTGCTATTCTTGCTAACAGAGGTCAAACTGCTAGAGAAATTTTAGCAAAATTACAATTAGCTTATGAAAATTTACCTATTTGGATACAACAAGGTGTTACTGATTGGAACAAAGGATTTATAGAATTAGAAAACAGATCAAAAATTTCTGCATCATCTACTTCTTCTTCTGCTGCTCGTTCTGGTTCATATAACATTGTATTCTTAGACGAATTTGCTTTCGTTCCAGGAAATATTGCAAACGAATTTATAACCTCAGTTTATCCAGTTATTACTGCTGGTACAAAAACTAAAATTATTATGGTTTCTACACCAAATGGTATGAATTTGTTTTATAAAATGTGGTGCGATGCAATAGCAAAAAGAAGTAATTACGTTCCCTTTGAAATACATTGGTCTCAAGTACCTGGTCGTGACGAAGTTTGGAAAGAAGAAACAATAAAAAACACAAGCGAAAGACAATTCCAACAAGAATTTGAATCGTGTAGCTTTACAACTCTTATAAATACTGATACAATGGATGTATCTATAGGAGATTTATATGAACAACTTAAACGAGAGCAAGAAAACACCAATTGAAGATATCACTAAAGATGTCTTGATTGATTTATATTTTAATAAAAAAATGTCTTTGAATGATATAGGAAAACATTTTGGCTATTACGATAGACAACCTATAACCAGATTATTTAAAAAATTTGACATTGAAATTAAAAACAAATCACAAGCAAGTAAAGATAAACAAAGTGACAGGTATGTTTTTCCAACTGTCGAAGAATTAAAAGAACTGTTAAAAACAAATAGCGTTTTGAAATTAAGCAAAACACTTAATATTCCTCGTGGTACATTGAATAAATATATGA